TCGCGGAGCCCGAACGGCCCGCCAGTATCAGGACCAGTTCGACCCCGGCTACCACCGGATCGGCGACATCGCGCGGCTCGGCCAGCGCGGGCAGCGTGCCGCGCGCGATAGGGACTACACCGAGCTCAAGCTGATCGAGGCTGAGCTCAAGAAGATCGATTCGAACCTCGTCAAGGATCTGCGCGAGAACCCGGCTCGGGCCGAGATGATCGGCCGGCAGCGCGAGCAGGTGGCGATCGCTCAGGCCCGGGTCGCTGCGGGCAAGGCGGACGACACGAACCCCTTTGGCGGGGTGCTCGGAGCGATCGGTGCGATCAAGGCTAGCCCGTGGATGAAGGTCGCTAGTGCGGTCGGAGAACTGGTCGTCGATGCGATCACCAGTCCCGAGCTGATCGCCAAGATGTATGACGGGCTGCTGAGCGGCGCCACGCCCTACATGAACCTGCAACTCGGGTCGCGAGACATCGGCCGGGCAGGGGACTTCGCTGGTTCTGATCTCGCCTCGACCCTATACCCGGGCGGTAAGACCCCAGGCTGGATGGCAGCCTACGGCTACACGCCGCAGAGCGCCCTGAGCACGCTCGGCACCTACGGGATCCCGGTGCAGAGCGCGTCCGACGCGCAGGGTATCCTGCAATCGATCGGCAATGCGCAGCTCGCGCCCTACCTGGGCGGCCTCGGTCTCGACAGGTACGCCAAGTCGGCGAACCTCGCGCAGACGCTGGGCGTGCATTTCCAGGACGAGTACGGCTTCGACCGGGCTTTTAGCCCGTCATCTCCAATGTCGCGCAACAGCCAGGGTGGCAACGGCGACCTAGACTCCTACTGGCGCCAGTGGCAGCGGGTCATGACTGCGGCTACGGCTGCCGGCATGGACCACTCCCAGGTCATGAGCTCGGTCGAAGGGCTGATGCGCTCGACGGCGTCCGCCGGAGGCGCCGAGACTAATTTCAGCGACATATCCGCCTTCTGGTGGCGCCTCGCGCAGTCCGGCACACCCAACATGCGGTCAGGTCAGGGAGAGATGACCGCTCTCGCTGGCATGACTTCAGCGATCAATTCGACAGGCCTCAACGGCGGGACGGCGCAGAATACCGCACTCTACAACTACTTCAGTCGTAACGGCGGGATTCCCAAGACATCGGACGCCCTAGCAAAGTTCCTGCACGTCAATCCCGATACCATGTCGCCCGGCGAAAAAGCCGAGTTCGACGCCGCGTTCAACGCGGCGCAGGAAGGCAATTCGGCCGTCTTCTTCCAATACCTGCAGCCTTTCCTGCGGTCGAAATCGGACGTTTGGACATCTGTGGTCCAGGGCTCCGGGATGATACCAAGCGGTTCCATAGGCGGAATTGTCGGCGGCGCAATATCCGGCATGGGGACCGACGCCTACGTTCAGCTCTCGGCCAGCGGAAAGGCTCCGCTTCCCAAATCGAAGGGTCTCGGCAAGGGCTCGATCAGTCCCGCGATCGACAAGCTGATTGTAGCCGCCGCGGCGCGTCACAGACTGGATCCGAACCTCCTTCGTGCCGAGGTGATGCAAGAGAGCACCGGAGATCCGACCCTGATCAATACCGACAGTGAGGGCAAAAAGGCATATGGCCTGATGCAGCTTCGCAGCGGAGCCATGGCGGACGAGCACGTAAGCCTCGATCAGGTCATGGACCCCGCCGTGAACATTGAGGCAGGGGCGGACTACCTTGCGCACCAGATCAACGCATCTGGAGGCGATGTCCGCATGGGTGTTGCAAGCTACAACCAGGGCTACCGAGGCGCGCGGGCTCCAACCAATGTAGTCAAGAAGACAGGCTACGGATATGGACAGCAATATGCTGACGATGTCCTCTCTTGGAAGACGTCGTTCGATAATAACCCTGACACCATGAACAAGGCGATTGCCAACGGCGGTCAGATCGACATGGATGCGTCCAAGCAAGCCTACCAGTTCCTGACCGTGGTGAGCTCGGCGGCGCCGGCACTCCAGAAGTGGAACGTCGAGGTCATCAAAGGCACCGCCGTCATCTCCGAGTTCGTCAACCAGATGATCGCCGGGATGCACATGGCCCGCGCGCCGCGGATGCCCTGATGCCGAACAACCATGCAGCGCCGGCGTGCTCCGTCGACATCTACCCGTACGAGGGTGGCGCCTACTCCATCAGCGGCCAGAGCGGCGCCATCCAGGGCGTGAGCGTGTCGTTCTCCCGCGGCGGTGCCGGGTCGTTCCAGATCCAGCTTGCCCCGGGCGGCCCGATGGGCGTGAACAGCCGGCCGTCTTGGGCGCAGATCATCACGAAGATGTCCCTGGTCGTGATAGGCATGTCGCGCGGCGGCTACCGGCGCATCGTCATGATCGGCGTCGCGCAGTCCGTGACTGAGCCGGTGCAGTGGGGCGCGACGGTCCAGCGCAACATCGCCGTGACCGGAGCGGACTTCGGCTACTTCTTCCGCTCGATGTCCTACTACAACCTGAACCTGCTGACCGGCCTCAACGGCGGCGCGGCCGGGTCTCTCGCGCTGCCGGCCATGATCAGCAGCGCGCTGCTTGCCGGCACGCCGCAGAGTGTCGGCGCCGCGTGGTTCAAACTCATGGCGGGCCCGAACGGGATCCTAGCGAACACCAAGATGCCCTACCGAGGTACGCCCGTCTTGTTCGGCAGCTTCATGTCGACGGTCTTCGAGGCGTACCCGAACCCGGTCGGCATCCCGACCGCCGCCAACTTCATCGGCGACGAGGGGTCCTGGCTCGACAAGTTCGGGACGTTCTTCCAGGCGCCGTGGTACGAGATGTTCCTGACCACCGCGCCGGTCGGCTTCTACCCGGGCGCGACGGCCGCCGCCAGCCCGGTCCAGATGCAGGGGTACCCGGACGCCAGCCCGGTGTTCGTGGCGCGCGTCAACCCGCTGCCGCGGCTTACCGTCTCGGGGGGATCCGAGACCGCGCCGAACCTCGCACTCGACCAGAGCCTGTGGAACGGGCTGCCGGGCTACACGGTGGACCCCGAGGTCACAGGCTACCTGGCCGTCTCGCCGGTGTGGGGCAGCGACGAGGTCAGCAACTTCTACGTCCTGAACCCGACGATCCTGAGCACGACGCTCGGCAGCCAGAACGGTGGCGTCTCGCCCTTCACCCTGAGCTTCGCGGCGTGGATCAATATCGCGTCCCTGCACCGCTACGGCTATCACCCGAGGATCTCGGAGACCTACTGGTTCGCCGATCCGACCGGCGCCCAGGCGCGGGCGAACGCATCCAACGGCGTCACCTTCGCCGACTTCCAGAACCTCGTCTCCGATCTCTCCCTCCGGGTCGCCAGCATCCATGAGCCCCTGCCGCTGATGGCCAGGCTGACCTCGGCGCATGAGTTGCGACCCGACATCATGGTCGGCTGCACCTTCACGCTGCCGCTGTACAAGGACATGGCGCCCTGGACGTTCTACATCGACTCGGTCTCGCATCAGTTCCAGTTCGGCGGCCAGTCGAGCACAACACTCAACCTGTCGCGCGGCCTGCCTGCTGCGGCCTATCAGGATCCGGCGCTGATGGCTGACGTGCTGCAAGGCAACGCCCAGTGGCTGAACGGCACGCTGCAGTCGGGCGTGCCCGCCGGCCTCGGCCCCACCCTGGCGCCGTTCAACAACGCCGACGCGGCGGCGATGACCGCAGCCGCTGCCGGGGTGTTCGCCCAAACGAACCCAGGGTCCTGACGGCTCTCTCTCTCTCTCTCGGCTGTGGGCCGAAAGCGCGCTTAGACCTTAGCGCGCATGACGGGAGCAGGCTATGAGCGGCGCGTACTGGGAGCAGCCTAGCTACCTGCAGAACCTACAGGCGAACGCATCGGTCAGTCAGTCCGACTCCGGTAGTTCGTCCGGGTCGCCGCTTGGCACGTCCCTGACGATCGTCCAGCGCGGGCCGAGCGGCGAGGTGACCGACTACAGCCAGGTTGTCGGCACGACTGCGGTCGAGCGCTACCCGGACCTCTCCACGCTCAGCGAAACGCCCAGCTACATCAGGATCATGAACGTCAGCGCCGCCGGCGGCCCGAACCTTTGGGTGAGTCGCAAGCTGGGCAATGCCGTCGCGCCGCACACGGCTGGCGCCGTCATGATTCCGCCCGGCGAATACGAGGTCTGGACGGCCCCCGGATTCATCCCGCTCAACCCCGTCTGGGCGATCGCCGACAACACGAACTGCAATACCACCGTCGAGGTCGGCTGATGCGTGCCCTCCGCTCCATCGTCGCGGCTCTATTCGCGTCTGCAAGTACGATCGCCCCGGCTCTTGCGCAGTCGATCGGCGGCCTGCCGAGCGGGTACTCCTCGGCTGCGGCCTATTCGGACCCGACGAAGCGGGCGCCGACGCAGACCGACGACGTATCGCACGGCTACCCGGTCGGTTCGTTCTGGCTTTACAACGGCGCGGGTGGCGGCGGCGGCGGTTCCGGCACTGGCGGCGGCGGCTTGGGCGGCCGAGGCGGTGGCCCGCTCGCGATCGTCTGGTGGAACTGAACAGGACCTGCCGGTGTTTCCGCAGCTTACCAAGGCCCAGGTCTATTCGGTCGATCCGAACAAGCGCCTGCTGTACGTGCTGCTGCCGTCGTCGCAGGGCCTCGGGATCCCGGTCGAGATGGGCTACGAGGGCCCGGCCGACGCGCTTCGGCTGCGCCAGACACCGATGCCGACGAAGGGCACCTGGGGGCTCGTCGCCTTCCCGCATGGCGACAGCCGGAACGGTGTGTGGCTCCGGTCGATCTACACCTCGAAAGAGAACGCCGTCCTGCCCGGTGACGCCAATGCGGACTACGACTCGCACTGGTCAGGCGCGTGGAGCCTGATGACCGGCGACGGCCAGGTCTACAAGTCGTTCCCCGACGGGACGTTCATCACGCTCGCGGACGAGACCACGCTGCCGGCGCTGACCCGCAACACGGTCGACCAGACCCAGACGCAGCAGGCGGTCCCGTACCCGCAGACCGACCGGCTGGCCTCGGCGCCGCCCGCGCGGCCGCTGCACGTCCACCACTCGTCGGGCACGGACCTGCTGGTCGACAAGACGGGGAACACCACCATCACGATTGCGGCAGGCGCTTCGGTCTCGGTATCCTGCGGCGGCACGACGGTCACCATCAGCCCGCAGGGTGGCATCACCGTCGTACTGGCGAGCGGCCAGTCGACGCAGTTCACCAATGGCGGCGCGGCGTCCGACATGCTCACCAAGGCGACAGAGCTCGTCGCGCTGTTCAACGCGCACACGCATGCCGACAACGGCAGTGGCGTCCCGAACCAGCAGATCACCGCGGCCGAGATCGGCTCCGCGCTTGTGAAGGTCACATCATGACGGCGTACTTCTGGGCCGCGTCTAACCTGAAGGCCCGCGCCGCCTGCTGCGCGGTGTCGGCCAACGGGCTGGTCGTGCCTGCGTGGTCAGAGCCGGGAACCGTCTTCACGTTCGACGGCGCCACGGTCACCCCGGCGCTGACGGCCATGTCGAGCGCAGACGAGATGACGGGGCGCGGGTCAGTCGGCGTGGCCTGCACAAGCTCGGGCGGCACCTGGACGCTCTCGGCGGCGGGCCTGTTGAGCAGCTACGGCACCTCGTTCTCGCTCAGCGCCTCGTTCACGCTCGCGGCCGCGCCGTACACCGGGCTGGCCTCGATTGGCAACACCGTCTATGCCTGCTCGTCCGCTGGCGTCGTGTGGTCCTCGTCGGGCTCGGCGCCCGTGCAGGTCGGCACGTTCGGCACGATGCCGCGCGGCCTGGTGACCGATGGCACCGACCTCTACGCGGCGCTGCCGCTGACCTCCCAGCTTGGAATCATGGTCGCATCGAGCGGCGCGGTCAGCACAGTCGCGTCTCCGGTGCCGCTGCCGGCGTTCGTGGCAGTCAAGTCGGGATCTGTCGCGGTGGCGGGCTGGTCATCTGCGGTGCTCCCGGCCGGCACATCCTACTTCGCAGCGGCGCCCGGCGTCTCGCCTACCGAGGCGGCCATCTGCAATGCGGCGGCTGGTAGCGTCACGCTGCTCGCCGGCACCGACCCCGATTGGACGACCGGGTCCTCGGTCAGCGGCATGGCCGGCGTCTCGGCCGTAGCCTGGACCACGAACAGCGAGCAGATCCTGGCCGCGGCGCCGGGCGACTTCTACGTCGTGTCGATCACGGCCGGCGCCCTGGCGATAGCGCAGACCCTGTCCGCAACCGGCGTCACGGCGATCGGCGTCGTCCCCGATGGGTCGGAGGCGCTCCTTGCGCAAACCGGCGCCAATCAGATCGCGGTGATCTCGCAGAGCGTTGGCACTTGGTCTATCAGTTCCGCGATCAGCAGCGTGTCGGCGCCGGTCGCGATCTTGCTCACCAGCAGCGTCGAAGGGTTCGCGATCGGCGGCGGCGGCCTGATAACCCTGCAGCGCAACGGCGCCGCCTGGGAAGTGAACGCGACGACGCCGCTGACCGTGGGCGGAACGACCGTCACCGGAACCGGCATCGTGGCGGACGCGGCCGGCAATCTCTACGTGACCGCGACGAACGGCGCCAGCGGCTACCTGATGGTGCTCAGCGCGGCCGGGACGCCGCTGGCGTCAACCACCTGGACTGGCGGTGCGGCGGGCCTCGTGATCGTCTCCGAACAGGTTCTGGTGCTCGACAACACCAACGCCCTCGTGCGCCCTTTCGCCCATGTAGGCGGGGCTCTCGAGCCGCAAGCGACCACGGCCGCGCCGGCGGGGCCGACGACCATCACGGCCGGATCTATCAGCGTCGTGGTCGCCGGGGCCAGCGCCACCGGCCTCTACGAGCTCGGCGCACCATACGCCCTGCTCCCCATCCGAGAGGGAATGGTCGGGCTGTACCAGTCGAGTGCCTGGACGACGTACACCCTTGGCGTCGGGCACGACCCCTCGGCGGTCGCCTTCGACGCAGCCGGCGCGCTGCACGTCGTCACCACGCAGAATGACCACTACACCTTCTCGACCACGGGCGGCATCGCTCAGACCGGCCTCGTTCCGGTTCCGGTCTACAGCGGCCAGACTGCGGGCACGTCGCTGGCCATGAGCTCTCTGACCCCGTGGAACGGTCACCTGTATGCAACGACGAGCGCGAGCGGGGTCATCGTCGAGGTAGCATAGCGTGCAGGGCTTCCAAACCATACCCGTCGCGAACCTGCAGCTTGCGCTCTACACCCTGACGGTGCGGGCGCCTGGCGGCTTCGGCGCACCCGTGCCCGGGTTGAGCTTCACCTTCCCGATCAGCCCGCAGAACGTTCGCAAGGAGGCGCAGGCGGCGACCGCCATCTTCGACACGGCGGGCTACGCCTACCAGAACGGCGTGAACAGGTCGGCCGACGAGTACGGCATCGCGCCGCCCGTTTACACCCTGCGCGGTACGACGGGCTGGAAACTGCACAGCCAGGACGGCTACCAGTGGACGGGCCGAGAGTCGTGCCTGCAACTGCAGAGCATCCTTCAACAGTACGCGCAGCTGAACACCGCGCAGCAGCAGAACCAGCAACCCGATCTCTACACGCTTGAACTCTATGACTATTTCATGGAGGAGTTCTGGCAGGTCGTGCCCGTCGGCGCGATCGGCATCGAGCAGAGCGCCGATCGGCCGCTGATGTCCTTCTACACGTTCCGGCTCGCGGCGGTCGCATCGGTGTCCGATCCCGTGCCGCCGAACCTGGACGCCGTCGCCGCGATCCTGGCCGCGTCCGCGCCGGCCGGCATCGGCGGGTTCCTGCCGGTCGTGAACACCCTGCTCGGGGCCTACTCGTGAGCAGCTTCCCGAACGTCACCGGCTACCCGGCGACCGTGTGGACGGCGGCGCGTGCCGCGCTCGCCTGGCTGCCCGCGCAGTTGAACGCCAACAACCCGTCGGCCTCGACGCTGGCCGCTACCACCGTGGCGAGCACCGTGCGTAACAGCCGGGACGCGCTGTCAGCCTACCTCTACGGCCAGTCGTTGACGACGCTCTACGATGACCTCTCATACGTGCTGACCCTGCCCCTGGCCATTGACGCAGGGACGGCCGCGATCGTCACGTCCCGGATTGCGACGGTCCAGCGCGTCGCGGCGGCTGCGGCCACGCTGGCGCCCGCGACGGTGAGCAACCCTACCCTCGCGCTGACGGCTGGAACGCCGGCCGTGGCGGATCCGCTGCTCATCGAGTGGTGTATGGCCTTCGCCTACGAAGCCGTACCGGACGGCCTCACGACGGCTGCGGTGGCGAGCACCGCACAGGCCTACGCCGCCGCTTGGGACGCGCTCCTGGCCGCTCTCGAGGGCATCGCGTGCCCGGGCAACACAGTGGATGCGGTCGAGCAGATGGCCCTGGTCGCCGCGGACATCGCCGCCAAGGTCGCCCGCGTTTCGATCAGCCAGTTCTCGAGCCCGGCGACGGTCTGGAATCAACTCGTGGCCATGCCGACGTGCCTGCGCCTGGCGAACGCCACGTCCTGCGACCCGACCAGCGCAGCGTCTCAGCAGATCATGGTCCTGCGCTACGTCCTCGGCACGTCCCTGGCCGATCTCTACACCCTGCTCATATCGCTCCGGGACACCACCCCGGCGCAGATCCAGCTTGTGACGGTGCGGCAGAACGACACGCTGATGGCGATCGCGGCCCGGACGCTCGGGGATTTCGAGCGGTTCACCGACATCGCCAAGCTGAACAACCTCCTGCCGCCCTACATCTCGAACACGCCGCAGGCTGGGTGCGCGGTTCCCGGCCAGCAACTCTACATCCCGACGGCCGGCGCGGTGACGGTGACGACGCGGCCGGCGTCCTACACGCAGAACTACCTCGGGATCGATCTCTACTACGGGCCGCTGAACGAGGACATGCTTCCCTGGACCGGGGACTTCGCGACGATCTCGGGCTACGCGAACCTGAGCTTCTCTCTCGGCCGACGGCTGCAAACCACACTAGGGTCGCTCATCTTTCACGGGGACTTCGGGTCACGCATTCCGCCGGAAGTCGGAAAGGTCGTGGTCCAGGCCACGTCGGGGCATCTGGCGGCGTACGCGAAGTCGGCGATCTTGTCTGACCCGCGGACCTATCAGGTTCCAGTGCTGAACGTCACGGTGCAGGCGAGCTACGCCATCAGCATCGAAGCGACAGTCACGCCGAACGGGTCCGTCGGGTCCTCGGCGAAGGTGAACGAGGTGTTGCAGCCGCAGTCGTAGGTGCTTGAATGTCGGACAGCGTAACGGTCGCAGCGCCCCCCGACACCTCGACCGTCGCGGCGAGCCTTCTGGCCTATATCTCTGGGCAGAGCGGCGTCGTGACCGACTTCAACAAGGGGTCGCAGGTACGGACCCTCTCGGAGGCGGTCGGCCAGATATCGGAACTCGAGGGCATTGCCGCGCAGGCGCTCGCCTTCCAGACGATCATCTACGGGTGCTGGGCCGCCTTCGGCATCGTGCCGCTCACCGCCCAGGCCGCCACCGGAGTCGTCACCTTCGTCACGGCGACATCTGGCACGCCGCCGCCGGCCTCACAGGCTGTTCTGATCCCGGCCGGAACGATTGTGCAGACCACGGGAGGCACGCAGTTCCAGACAACCCAGGACGTGACGCTCGCGGTGGGCGCGACCAGCGTCTCGGTTCCGGTGGTGGCCGTGACCGCAGGCGCCGCGGGGAACTGCCCGCAGGGGGCCATCAACACGATCGTCTCGGCGATCCCGTATCCGCTCTACGTCACGAACGGCGCGCTGATCGCCAACGGCAGCGACGCCGAGACGCCGGCCGCGACGATGCTGCGCTTCACCGCCAAGGTGATGAGCCTCCCCGCCTCGACTCCGGTCGCGATCGCCAACGCCTGCATCGGTGTTACGGCACCCGGCTCGTCCGAGCAGGTGCTCTACTCGACAGTCTACGAGCCGTGGATCGAGCAGGCGCAGGGCAGCCAGACTGCGGGCTACCAGGTCTACATCGACAACGGCAGCGGCACGGCCTCGTCTGGCCTCGTCGCCGCCGTCGCCGCGCTGCTGCCGGGCAACCGGGCCGCAGGCCTGATCGGCTACGCGGACGCCGGCGTCCCTCGCTCGGTCGCGGCGGTCACGCCGGTAAATTGGAGCGTGGTCGTTACGGCGACGCTGCTCGATAGCACCACTGCGGCCGCCAACACCGCCAGCGTCCAGACCGCTGTGCAGGCCTACGCCGCCAGCCTGCAGTTCGGCGCGAGCCCGGCTGCGTCGCAGATCAACACCGCCGTCGGCAACGCGCTGGCTGGCTTCACGAGCTCCTACTCCGTGGCCCTGCTCGACGGCAGCGGCACGGCGCAGCAGACGATCACGGTGCCGCCTACGCAGCGGGCACTGCTGACCACCGTGACATCGAACCTAAGCTGATCCGATGGACTGGTCCGCCGTATCCGCCACGCTCGCCGCGCTTCCGCGCACGTTCCAGCGCTCGGGCCCGAACTTTGCCGCGTACCAGAACTCGGTGATCGCGGCGCTGTCCGAGTTCACCAGCGGCGTCGACAGCCTGGTCGCGCAGTCGGTCGGCGCCAGCGGGGCGAGCGGCAAGTGGCTCGACGTGTGGGGCGAGGCCCTCGGTCTGCCGCGGCAGCCGGGCGAGTCACGCTCGACCTACCTCGGCCGCATCAATGCAATGTGCGCCCTGCCACGCGGCACGGTGCCGGCGATCGAGACCTACATGCAGCTGGTGGCGAACCTCTCGGTCACCGTGACGGAGAACTTCCCCTCCGTCGGGTGGACGATGACGCTCTCCTCGGCGAGCGCGCTGCAGAACGCCGTGGCGCTCGAGACGGGGCTTGGCGCCGTGCGCCCGGCCGGCGTGCCGTACAGCCTCGTGGTGCAGCAGGGCGGATCGTTCCTTTCCACGTCCAACTTCTTCGGCCGGTCGCGCGCCAAGGGTTCCTACCTCACCAGCCAATCTCACGGGCTCTCTCCCTCCGTGGCCCCGAATACCAACAATGTGGTCGTGGAGCTTCCTATGACCTTCCTGACTGACCCCACATTGAACCCGGCGAGTTGACAATGCAGACCCCGATCTTCAGCGACGACCAGTTCGTCAACGCATCGTCTTTCAGCACCGCGTTCTCGCAGGGCGCGGCCAGCCTCGCCGCGCACTGCGCCGCGGCAAACATCGCAGGCGTCGTCTCCCCGTCGGCGCTCGGCTTCTCGGCGAACGGGCTGGTTCTGACCGTCAACACGCCGGCGCCTTTCGCGGTGCTGTTCGGCAGCGGCGTCCTGGCCTCGGGCAGCGGCACAACGTCGGGGCAGATCAGCAGCGCCTACTCCGTGCCGCTCTCGAGCTTCCTGCCCGGCTCCGGGTCCGCAACCGTCTACATCGTCGCGCAGGCTTTCACCCTGCCGTCCGGGTCCTTTGTCGTCTCCGGTGCGCCAGCCGGCATGCCCGACTACGACCCGACGTTCCAGCCCTACGTCGCCTACTCGTACGACCTCGACAGCTTGGCGATCACGGCGACCACGACGGCCCCGGACAACGTGTCGTCGATAGAGCTCGGCCGCTTGGTTCTGACGCCGGGTCAAACGGCCCTCGGCGCGGTCGACACCTCGCATCAGGTCGGTCTCGGGTCCGTGCTCTCGCAGGCGCAGCTGAACGCGATCTACGCCGAGGTCCAGTCCGAGACGAACTACTTCACCGGCGTCAACACCTTCTCGCAGTCCCCTATCGTCCCGACGGCCGCTAGCGGCGACAATTCGACCAAGGCGGCCAACACCGCGTTCGTTGCGGGAGCCGTCGCCGCCGAGGCCACCGCGCGTATCGCCGCTGAGTCGCTGCTGGCACCGAAAGCCTCCCCGGTTCTGACCGGCGTGCCAACCGCGCCGACGGCGACCCCAGGCACCAACAACCTGCAGATCGCGAGCACCGCTTTCGTCGGCAACGCGGTGCTTGGCGAGACCCTGTCCCGGCAGCAGGCCGAGTCGCTTCTGGTCGCCCTGACCATGCTGACGACGGCGACGTGGATCACTACCGTCAACAAGGGTATCCCGGTCGCGGCACCGTCATGGGCCGGGCGCTACTGGATGCTGGTCGTCGGCGGCGGCGGCGGCGGTAGCAACTGCATCGCCACCAAGGACGGCAGCGGCAACTACGTCTCGGCGTTCGGCGGCGGCGGCGGCGGCGGCGGCTGGGCCATCCATGTGGGCACCGTCTCCCCGGGGGCCGTCCTGACCTTCGTGGTAGGCGCGGGCGGCACCCCGGAAGCATCTGGCGGGACGACCTCGTTCTACGCGCCTGGGTCCTCTAGCCCGACGGTCTACGCCACTGGTGGAAGTGGCAGTTCATTCACCGGCCCGTACAACTGTCCGGGCGCCGGCGGCGGTGTTGGCGTCGGCGGCAACCAGGCCATCGGCTACGGGTCTTGCGGCAACGACGGGCAGCAGGGCCAGTTCTTCAGCATTTCCGGCAGCGGCGGTAGCAGCCTGTTCGCCGGCGCAGGCAGGGCGGGCAACACCAGCGGCGCCCCGGGCCTGTCGTTCGGCGCAGGCGGCGGCGGGGCCTACGACACCGGCTTCACGGCCGCCCAGCACTTCGGCGGCACGGGCTTCCAGGGCGTCGCCGTCCTCCTGTTCCTTCCCCCTCTCTAACGATCCGACAGAGAAGCAGCCATGTTTCAGGACATCGCGCAGCCGGGTGAGCCTATGCCTAAGAGACCAGACGACGCGGACGCCGAGCGTCCCGCCCCGGATGTCGCCGGATTCCTGAAGTCCTGGTCGCCAGCCGTTATCACGCTGCTCGCGAACATCATCATGGCGACGTGGTACATGAGCTCGCAGCATGCTGACATCGTCGCTATCCAGTCCGACCTGCAAGGCATCCATGACACGATGCGCCAGAACAACCTCGTGTTCCGGGTGCAGACCCTCGAGGACGCGCACAGGGCTGACACTGCGACGATGCAGGATCTCCGCACCCAGGCGCAGGAGAACAACGCCGCGGTCAATCAGCAGATCAAGGACCTAAGTTCTTCGATCAACAGCCAGGGTCAGACACTGGCGACGATCTCGGCCCGGCTCGACTTCGTGATCGACCGCATGTACCCCGAGGCGCAAGCCCCGAAGGCGAAGTGATGAGAATGCTGGCAGTCCTCATAGCTGTCGCTCTTGCCGGGTGCTCCCTCCCGATGGTGTGCCCGCCTGCCGCGGCCCCCACGCCGGCCGTCGTCGCGGTCTTGAAGGCACCCATCGAAGTCGTGAAGGTTCCGGTCCCGGAGCCTGGAAACCATCTCGTCACGCGCCGGGCCATCATCCGCACCTTCGACGCCATGCAGCTTGAGGTAGCGACGGCGATCAAGAGCATGCACACGCCCGACAAGATAGAGCACCTGACGATGCTGGATGACCACGCCGGGACAGCCATTGAGCCGCTGCGGCATGTCATGGAGCCTGTCACGCAGTATCAGGTCGACGAGGCGGTCAAGACGATGCTGGCCCTGCGCGACTACCTCAGTCAAAATCGGCTTTAGGCGCCTCGAACTCAATCATGATGCGGCTGAACGACTTCGACTCGTTGCGGGTCTCCTCGTACCAGTCCTCGACCCACGACCCGAGGCTCTTGAGCTCCGTGTCGCGCACCCACCAGTACGGGTGGCGCCAGTTCAGATCGAGGATCTTCTCGAGCACCCACTTGAGAACCTCGGTCTTCCAGGTGTAGCCGCGCAGGAGGAAGCTCAGTTCCGAGTACAGGTCCCGCTTGTTCTGCGCTTCCAGGTGCGCTCTGATCTTGCGCTTCCAGGCATCCGTCTCTGGCGTGACCGAGATGAACGGCTGCCCTTCACGAAGCCGCTGCGCGTCCTCGCGTTGAAGGCGGGTCGACCGGGCGCCGACACAGAGGAAGCAGCGGCACGGCTTAGCCTCGCCATCGAGCTCATCGTAGTCCCAATGCTCGAGGCTTGGCATGATGCGGGGCGTGTGGTCCATAGCTAGGCGGGCTCGGTCAGGTGCTTCAGGACTGCGCTGCGGACCACGTTGGCGACGTTCTGTTCGCCGCCCGGAGCTTCCGGCCAGGCAACCGTGATGGCGCCCTCGGACGCGCGCTCGAGAGCCAGCAGTGCGACGAGGCCCGCCACCGACACGCCGGCAGCGTCGGCCAGCGTGATGGTCTGGATGTCGAGGCCGCGCAGCGCGTCCAGGAGGCGCGGTGCGTCGCCGGCGATGTCGAAGGGCTTGACGTTCGGCATCTGCGGGCCGTCGATCACGATCTCGCCGCCCGTGACTGTGGCCAGAAAGCAGAGGTAGCCCTCGGAGAACAGCTTGCGCGCAGTGTCCAGATCGCCATTGACGAGCAGCACGCGCTGCGGGCTGGCGATCTGCTGCTGGTCGTCCTCGGAGAGCCAGGGCAGCGGAGGCGGCAGCAACGCCGGCTGCGTCAGGAACGCCGTCGGCCGAACGTTCGCGTTCACCTGCGGATCCGTGGCGAAGCCTGATAGGTCCGCAGCCTCGCCGTCCGGGCGGCCGTGCAGGACCGCCGGCGTCGTGGCGCAGACGATATTGCGCAGTCCGGCGCTCCCGAGGCTTTCGCACCAATCGATATGCGGGCCATCGGCGGCAACCGATTCCAGAACCTCGCGACGGATGGCGTAGCAGGCCGAGGACACCGCGGACCACTCGGCGGTGAGCACGGCGCGGCCGTTTATGCCGGGGTTCTCGACCGGCATGCCCTCAAAGACGTAGACCGTCGGCTCGGTGCCGAGCAGGACGCCGCCGTGGGCGACGGTCTTGTGATCGGCGGCGAGCATCTTGACGCCCACCATTCCGACGCCCTGCCGCGCGGCGAGTGCGGCCATGTCGCCGATCATCGCGCCATCGAGCACTTCGACGCAGTCCTCGATCACGACAAGGACATCGTACTCGCGATCAGCCACCGCCGAGTCGAGATCGGCTACGGTCGGCTCGCCGTCCGCAAGCTCGCGCACCCATACGTCGCCCACGAGACGCAGGTCATAGGGCAGGGCGCTCCGGTTGGCGGACATGCTGCGCAGGCACCGTGCGGTGCGCGTGCGATCCGTCGCGATGACGGCCACTCGCACCCGGAGGTCGGTGCTCGGCAGGAAGCGGACCTGCAGCGCCGGCGCATAGGCCGGGTGGCGCCCGACGGCGGCCGGCTGCCCGGTGCGCAGAAGGTGCTCCACGACTGCGCCTTGGCGCGCGGCCGGGTCTTCCAGGTGCAGAGGCAGATGGGCCAGCACCTGCGGGACATGGACGATCTTGCTGGCGTCGGGCGCCCCATTGAGCCAGGCGTGTGCCTCGATGTAGCGCAGCAAGGTCGCGAACAGGCTCTCGCCCTCGACATAGACCTGGGCCAGAAGGTCGCGGCGGAACGCGCAGACCGGCGTGATGTAGTCGATCGCGAGCAGGAGCTCGTAGTTGAAGTCGGGCTTGAAGAACGGGTGCAGCGCCTGCCCGTCCTTGCCGATGTGGTCGTGGTCGGCGTAGAGCAGGGCCGCGTCGGGATTCTCCGAGATAGCCAGCTGCATCGTCGCCATCTGCGCCATGTCGAGAGACCCGTCGGTGTAGAGGACGACCCAGCTTTCCTCGACATCGTCGGCCAGCACCCACGAAATCCCATGCGACCACACGGGTTTCGGCGCCTTGTCTCCAAGCGTCTTGACCGCAGCATCTTGCGCTTGGTGACGCAGTGATCCACGGCCGTAGTGCATCTCGTGCCACTGCGCGTAGCTCTCGGTCGGCGGCGCCTCATAGGTGATCCGCGAGAAGGCGAAATCGAGCTCGGCTCGCGCCTCGGCGTACGGCTTGTCCTCGGCGACGGCGTTCATCGCGTCAGCGAGGCGCGGGTGCCACTGCATCACCTCACGCATCTGCCGGATGGTGTCGTCGTCGATCTTCGGCGGCTCCGCGACGCGGGTGAACGCCCCGGGGTCGACGACGTGCTTCAGCCCGATTTCCAGGCAGCGGGCGCCCCACTCCATCAGGGCCACGTTACGATCGGCGTACCGCTTGAAGTCGGGCTCACCGACACGGGCAAGCGCGGCACGGCTCAGCGTGGCGTTCGGCCCGTGCGGGATCGCCGCCGGCCATAGGTCCAGCGGGCCCGCCGCGAGCTTGATGTCGTCGGCCTGTTCGGGCGTGATCGGGGTGAACCGGCCGACCATCGGGTAGTCGCCGTCGTTGGACGCGCTGCTGATTGAGGCAGTGCCCGACAGGCGTGCAAATACGCCCGTGGGGTCAGCGGCTTCGTGCGGCGAGAACAGCGCAGCGCCGATCGGCAGCCACGCGCGCAGCCAGGTATCGAGATGCTTCTCGAGGGTGCGCTCAGACTTCGCCCACTCGTGCAGCAGCGCGCCCTGCGCCGCGCAGTAGTCGGCATCCGCGCCACCCGGAAGGAATCGCACCAGGCGCTCGGCGGCGATGGCCGGGTCCTGATCGAATTGCATGCCGATGACCGACAGGCCGTAGCAGGCGTTCGACAGGACCGGGAAGCCCGCCGCGGCGAACTCGAGAACGCGCAGGTCGCTCTTGCAGTTGTCGAAGTCGGTATGGCCGAACGGCGCGATCGCCAGATCGAGATCGAGATCCGTCAGGGCTCGGGGGTAGGCGTCGTAGCCGACGGCCGCGTGGATCTCGACCAGCCCCTCGACCCCGACCGGCGAGGAGCCCATGAACACCCACTGGACGCGGTCGGCTGTCGCGCGGATCAGGTCAGCGAGGGCGTTGAGCTCGGCAGCGTGCGATGTGCCGCCCGCCCAGCCGACGCGCGGCTTCGCATGCGGGGGCTTGCGGCGGTTATCGGAGCGACCGGCCGCGCACTCGTTGAAGAACCGCTGGGTCAGGAAGTTCGGCACCACGACCGGATCGCGGCATTTTATTTCGGTGCGGAGCCGCCCGGCCAGCGTGCGCGTCGTGGTGACGACAGCATCGCACAACTGCATGCCGCGCCGCAGGTGGCTCCTGATACCGGCCGGGATCAGGTGACCGCGCCCGTTGCTCTCGGGCACGTCCCAGAGCTTGTCGTCGATCTCGTAGACGATGTGGGCGTTCGGGCAGGCGTTGCGGTAGGCGCGCAGCGCGTCGAGTTCGGTCTTCGTGTATGGGTGCTGGACGACGATCACGTCCGGGTTCAGTGCGGCGATGTCCTGCGCTGACCGGAACCCGCGCTCCACCAGAGTCGTCGCGACGCCGTTGGCGCGCATGGCCATAGCCGGGGACGACATGCGGTAGAAGCCGCTCGCGTGCTCGGACGCCGGATGGACCAGGATCTTCGGCGGGCGCTTGGAGAAGTCGGCAGGCATCAGTGAACTCCGGAGGGTTGCGTCCTCGAGAGCTACGATCCCAAGCGTCCAACTCGTTGCAATCGTGTCGTGAAACCGTCAGGTGACGGCTTCTTCGACATCTTCCTCGGGCGCCTCGCCGACATCCTCACCGTCGGGCTCGGTTCCGGCCTTGGCGACCTTGCCCTTCTCCCCGGCGCTGTCGCGGCGGACGCCGGCGGTCTCACCCTTCGCCTCGGTCTTGGCCGGGTCCTTGTTCGGCGTCATGCGCGCTCCGGGCGGCTTCTCACCGTCGGCCGCCTTCTCGGCGCCGAACTTCGCCGAGATGTAGGACGAGACGAGGCCCTGCCAGATACCGGCCATGCCCGGATCGAGCGGCGACATGGACATGAGCTCGAGCAGTTCCTTGTGCTCTGGCTTCTTGCCCAGGGTCTCGAGCTTCGGCATGTCGTTCGACGCGCGCATTTCGGCGAGCGTCATGCTGTTCCGCTTCGCCTCGTACGCCCTGGCATCCTCTTTCGGGTTCTTGCCGTAGAAGCGAAGGATGAGGTGCGGCCAGCGGGTCCAGATCAGATACTGGCTCAGGTGCTCCTCGGCCCCTTCCAGCAGGCCGGGCAGCCCAGGATCCGCCTCGTCTACGAGGTCCGCGGAGGACTGTCCCGTTTTCGGGGACTCGTCGCTGCCGCCCGACAGGTGGTAGCCGAGGCGATTGACCGGGAACCCGCTGATGGCGCAGAACAGGCCGCCCATCATGTTGATGTATTCCCGGTAGTAGATGTCGTTGCCCTTGATATTGGTCAGGTCGACCAACTCGATGTCGCCGTCCTTCGGCACCGGGAAGGCGGGCAGGGCGTGTTGCTTCGTCGGGCCCGTCTTGAGGTTGCGCCAGACGCGCGACAGGCCCTCGACCTGCCGCGGGGTCCACAAGCCCTTGAGCTTCAGGAAGCCGTTCGGCACCGCGGAGCGCGTGAAGATGTCGGCGTTCATGTTGAACGCATTGGTGAAGGCGCCGATCACGCGCAGCGTCATCTCGAGCTCGGAGTAGCCGTAGTTCGCCACTCCCGGGTCGGTGCGCGGGTTGCGGACGAGCAGGCAGAGATTGTCCCGGGTGAACCGATCGATCACCGTGCCAGCGTCGTCGCAGGAGACCGCGAAGATGTTCGGATCGCCCTCGAAACCGCCCTCGGCCGCCAGCTTCACGTTGCTGCCAGGGAAAGCCTTGAACGCCTTCACCTTGCCGTCCCGGGCCATGTCGGTCCAGATCGCGCCGAAGTCGTAGCGCAGGCTGTCGCGCATCCAGGTCTTCATGAACTGCCGGAAGCCGGTCAGACCGTGCCTGTCCCGGTGCCGGGCATCCCAGTTGCTCTCGGCATTGCAGTTCGCGATGAAGTGCGTCGCCTCCTGGATGTCCTTGAGGTCGCTGGCGGTCGGCTCGGCGCTGCGCTCGCGCATCTCGATCCGCCAGCCGGGCTTCCAGATGTGCGTGCTCATCCCGCAGTAGCGGTCGATGTCCATCAGGCGCTGCTGGATCACCGCGCTGACGATCAGGTTGTCGTCGGAGCATATCTTGCGCAGCGTCGCCGGCTGCACGCCCGGCCACTCGACGAGGTTCCGGTCGTAGGAGCCCGGCAGCATCGTTCGCTGCCCGTAGCGTTCGTTGGACGGCGCCTGCATCAGGGCCTTCAGGAGTTCCTTCGTGCCGTCGAAGGCGTCGATCGCCGTCGACCAGACATCCCGCCAGGTGTTCAACTCCGATAGCTGGTCATGCACCGGGAACAGGGCGTAGCCGTCCTGCGCCTTGGCGATGGTTCCGTCCGGGAGGACGTTCGGGTTCGTCTCGTTATCCGCCACGGCGCCCTCAGAAGGTCAGCATCTGGAAGTCGTGATCGTCGGGAGAGGCATGCTCCTCACAGGACGAAATACGCATCATCGGGACCTTATGCCATGTGCAGTAGGCCCCAGGCAGAGAGCGCGTCTCGGCTGCGCTCTCGAGGTTGCGCTCCCGGATCGTCTCGACGAAGTAGCGGCAGGACGAGCATTGGTTCTGGCCGAAAGGCCGCGGGCCTCCAGCCAGGGCGTTCAGGTCCAGGCCCCCGAAGCCGCGGTTCTCCGGATGGATCTCGGTCTGCAGGTTGTCAGGCATGTGGACGAAGTTGCCGCCGTTGCGGATCGCCCACGTCACGCCGTACACGAAGGAGTCCACCTGATCGTCTCGGCCGCCCGGCGCCCCGGTGAAGTCCTTCGCTTCCTTGATGAATGCGTCCACCCACGGTAGCTCGGCGCCGCCGACCGGGGCGGGCAGCAGGACGCGATGCGAGCGGCACCAGCCCTGCACCGACCCGGCTCCGACGCCTTCGACCGCGCGGGCGCGCTTGCTCTCGAGGGAGCTAGGCATGATCGGCTCCATCGGAATCCCGGCGTTTTCCAGGGTCTCGATCACCGTGACGCCGTACGCCTTCTTCTCCATGACGACGCGGGCCGGTTGCCAGCGCAGGTAGAGCTCGCGGACCTTGGCGCTCAGATCGGCGAACGTCAGCCGCTCGCGCAGGATGTCGAGCACGTACACGTCGTAGTGCGGCTCGCACTCGCCGAGCACCGCGGGATCCTCGCCGGCGTGGTAGTCCGTGCAGGGCACCAGGAGCAGGGTGACGCCGACGGTGTAGTCCGATGTCGTCGAAGCGCTGAATGCGGTATCCCATGCCTGGACGATCATCTGGCCCTGGCGGCAGAACGCCCGCGTCTCCGGCGACGTGAGGCCCAGCGCGAGATCGGCCGGCGCCACGTACCGGCGCTCGAAGTCTGAGTCGATGAAGACGGTTCCCTGCCGCGCCGAGGGATCGCACTGATAGACGGCCTGGGTCTTCGCGGGCTCCATGAGCTTGTTCGTGAAGTATTCCTTGCGCTTCGGTTCGTGTCCCGGGCCGCGCTTGAGGCATTGCGGATGGTCGGGCCAGGGCCAGAAGAAACCCTGGTCCATGTAGTCCTCGCCGTACACCCATTCGATCTTCCGGAAGGCGAGGCCGTTCCGCTCGATGGTCGTGTACGCCGGCGGTTCGCGGAACGGCAGCAGGTCGCCGTCCTGCGTGTGGAGCATGCCGTCGGTGAAGACGCACTCGATGCCCTCTGGCACCGTGATGTCGAACCAGAGCTTGCGCGAGCCGGGCCGCTCGGCCGGCAGGGTCATGCACACGAACTCGCCGTTGAACTGCAGGCGGCCGTAGAGATCGGCCTCATGCCAGCGGCGGCCCGCCAGGATGAACCGGGCGCCCTGCACATCGGCGCGGCCGCGCAGCTGGCTGACCCACTTCTCGGAGACAACCTGGCACTGCGCCTCGGAGGCGCTGTTGTCGGCGTCGTGCAAGTCGTCGAGGATGATCTGCTTGGCGTGCTTGCCGGTCAGCGCCTTGCTGCTCATGCCGCAGGCGTAGAACGAGGCGTCAGGGATCGCCGACGGGCGCCCGGTGACGAACAGGCCGCGCTCGTTCGACCAGCCCCGGTCCTTGTCGGGCTTCACGTTCGGGAAGGCCGCCCGGTAGGCGGGGTTCTGGTCGATCATGCGCCCGACGGCGTTCATGAAGCCAGCGGCGAGGTCCTGCGCGCCCGAGATGCCGAGCGTGGTCATGGTCGGGTCGTGGCCGATCACCCAGGCCGGATAGATGATCGACAGCAGGGTCGACTTCGACGAGCCGGGCCCGACCTGCAGCATGAGGTTGTCGATGCGGGAGTCGCAAAGGGCGAGGATGACCGGGTACAGGTGATCCGGCAGCCGGAAGCCTTCCTCGCGCTGCATCCACTCGTAGAAGTAGGCCAGCGAGTCCGGGCCCCAGGTCCGGCACAGGGCCGCAGCTTCGGACTCTTTCATCGCGCGCTCCGTGGACTCCCTCCGTTCTGGAAGGCGAATAACCCGTTGCAATCGTGTCGAACGAGAGAAGGACCGTCCATGACGGCAGCGGCTCTCTAAGTCCCGCCGCCCGAGGGAGCTAAAGGGGGTGCCTCGGTCATGTGAGCCCGGAGTATCCCCGTTGAGCGGTGCGTATTGGGAGCAGCCCGGCTTCCTCATCCGGTTGCAGATCGATGAGTCTATCCTCGGCGGGAACGATATCCCGACTGCGGACGGCGTCGTCGCTGTGGGCTCGGGAGTCGTTGTCCCGGACGCGCCCCTCATCAGCGGCAACGGCTACACCTTCCAGGGTGTGCAACTCGGCGAGGGTCTGGTCTTCGCCGGCGGCACGCTCTCCGTCGTCTATCAGACCTCGATCACCATTCCGAATGGGCAACTGCTGGCCGGCGTCAGCGGGCAACTCACGCCGGTCTCGATCGGCAGCGGCCTCACCCTGTCTGGCGGCACGCTGTCGGCCGCCGCCGCGCCGCCGCCACAAGGCCAGTTGCTAGGCAGCACCGGCGCCGCGTTCACGCCGGTCACTGTCGGCAACGGCCTCACCCTGTCTGGCGGCACGCTGACCGCCTCGGGCGCTGCCGTCAGCATCCCGAACGCGCAGTTGCTTGGCGGCACCGGCTCGGAGTTCTCCGGGGTCTCGCTCGGCTCGGGCCTGTCCCTGACCAACGGTCAGCTTGCGACCCTCTGCACGATCATCGGCAAGGCCATCGTCGGCGGTTCGATCGATGGCTCGACGACGATCAACGGCGTCGCCGCGAGCAACTACGTGACGCAGGCCGAGATGACCGCGGCGATCGCGGCCGCTGTGGCATCACTGGGCGGCGGTAGCGGCGGTAGCGGCCAGACCACGCTGACCCCGAACTGGGCTTGGCGCGCGGGGCTCAAGACCGGCGTCAACATCGAGCGCCAGTCCGCAATCAACGCCACCTTCCTGGCAGGCGCCCTCGCGTCGTGCCAGGCCGCGGGCGTCACGCACGTCGGTATGACGGTGCCGTACTCGCCTGAGTCGGACTTCCTGAACACGGGGCAAAGCCCCGTTCAGCCGTTCTCGAGTGCGACGTGCAAGCAGTGGTTCGATGCCGCCAACCAGTTCGTCCAAGCCGGCATCAAGGTGCGGCTCAACTGCTGCGACGTGACGCTGCTGTCGGATTACACTAATAACGAGGCCCTGCTCAAGCAGCAGATCGCTACCTGCGCCGCGCTGTACTCGTCCTACAACTGGCCGGCGAACATGGTCGCCATGAGCGCCTGTTCGGAGCTTGCTGGTTCGGGCGAGGACGCGCAGTGGGAGCCAGCCCTCACCGATCTCTGGACCTACCTCTCGGGCCTGCTGCCGGCCAACACGCCGCTGTGCCTGGGTGGTGGCGATTGGAGCTACTACACCGACGAACTATCGACCTCCGGATTCTCGGTCCCGACGGCGCTCAAGAACCTCATCGTTTGCGAGATCCACACCTACGACACGTTCTACTCGCTGTCGCAGTGGCAAGGCGTCGCCTCGACGCTCGCGACGATCCAGCAGCAGACCGGGTGCCCGGCGTACATCGGTGAGACGGGTCTCTACAACGTCAATGGTGGCTCGGGCCCGTACAACGAGGTCGGCTTCATCCAGGGCCTCGGCTACCTGCCGACGGCGTTCGCAAACTACGGCTTCACCATCTGGTCCGACAGCATGTCGCCTGGCTCGGGGCCGATCAATAACAGCACGACCAGCGGCACGTTCACGCCGGCAATGGCGCTGAACATCGCTGCGGCGAATGCGCGCATGCCTGGTGCGCCCAGCGCGCTCGGCGTGACGGCCACCATGCCGGTCTTCGAGACGATGGTCTTCGGAAACATCCCGCAGACCGCGAGCGGCGGGAGCGTGTCTGTCACGCTGACGATCTCCGATCCGCCTCCGTCTCCGAGCCTCTCGTTCTGGCTCGACACCCTTTCGACGCCGGTCACGCCGTCGAACACTGCCGCGACGACGACAAACGGCGCTCTCGTCTACACGCTGTCCTTCCCGGGCATCGCCGACGGCGTCCACAACCTGATCGTCGAGGACACCTCGAACCCGAATGCCGGCCAGACGGCCAGCGCCCTGTTCGGTGTCGGCGTCCAGACGATCAGCGGGACGCTTGCCGACCCGACGGCGTCGCCCACGACGCTGACGATCGCCACCACGGGCGGCCTGAAGAAGGCGTACTACGCCGTCTTCGCGTCGAACTACACCGCGTACGGGCCGTTCGTTGAAGACGACCTGACCGTGGATGCCAGCGGGAATGGAACGTGGTCGGGCACGATCACTCACACGCAGCCGACCGACTACGTGGCGCTCGCCGGCACGCCAGCCGGCGGCGACCCCGTCAACTACGTCCACTTCGCGGCTGCGGCGACCGCGCCGACCGTCGCGACAAGCCTCACGATCAATGGGCCTGGCAGCCCGGTCGCGAATGCGACCATCACGCTGACCGGCGACTACCAGAGCGGGCCGCCCGAGGCGATGGACTACGAACTCGGCGCGAGCGGCACCTGGGCGGCCCTCGGCAGCTTCTCGGCTGGCGGCGGGACGTGGTCGGGGACGATGGCGGGCCAGCCCTCCGGGTCCGTCCAGGTCACCGTCCGAGACCACAACGCGACCAGCGTCACGGCGACCGTCTCCTTCACGGTCGGCGCAACAGTCGGCACGATCGCCAGCATCGCGCTCACGCCGGCCAGCACCACGCTGACCGCCACGTCGAACGGCACCGGCGCCGCTACCTCGGTCGGCATCGCATGCGGCGCTGGCGCGGAGAATGCTACGGCTTACTGGCAGATTGCGAACAGCGCCGGGACCGTCTACGCGGGGCAGGCGGGGACCATCGGGCTGGACAGCAGTGGCAACGCCTCGCTCAACGTCACGGTCTACAATACCGGAGACGTGGTGTCGGTGTCCTCGCTCGCGTTCAATGGCGGGGCGCCGGCGACAGGTGCGGTCACCCAGAGCACGGCAGCCTACACCGTGAACGTCAGCCCCGGCGTTACGCCGCCCTCCTCGGCCGCCAGCCTGACGGCGCTGTCCGTGCCGCCGCGGGTCCGCTTGGCGGCCAGCGCGCTCGGACTCTCCGCTGGCGCTACCGTCACCACGGTCGCCGACCAGTCGGGCTACGGCAACAACGCGACGGCCATAGGGGCACCGCTCATCGCGGCGCCCTACAAGACCTACCAGGCGATCCACACCAACGGCTCGACCAGCGCCTTGGAATGCGACGCGGTGGCGCCGTTCCTGTCCGACCCGCCTGCGCGCCCGGCCGGCTGGACCGTCGCGATCGTCGTCATGCCGAAGACCCTGGGCAACAACACCAGCGGCAGCGGGGCGCAGAACTACATCTGGGATGCGACGAACTCGACCAGCACCGCCGCCGTCGATGTGCAGCTGTTCCTCGGCAACGATGGTAGCGGGCGCCCCTGCGTCCAGATAGATCAGCAGAACGCCTACGGCCCGGCTTACGGCTACAGCCAAGCGGGGTCGGCCATTTCCACCACGCAGCCGACCGTTCTCACTTGCGCCTCGGGCACGACCTTCAACAGCACTACCGGGCCCACGCTCTACGTGAACGGGACGGCAGCGAGCGTTGGCAGCAACTCCTCGAGCGTCGATCAGGGCCTGATGAACAAGTTCCTGATCGGTGCCGGCTGGCTGCAGAACGCCGGCTCGACCCCCACCCAGGAGATCAATCTCGAGATGTACACCTACGAACTGATCGTATGGGATAGCTCCTTGACGGTGGCGCAGATCCAGGCGGACGCAACCGCCCTGGCCGCTGCCTATGCGTAGCCCGCAGGGGCGGCCGGCGCCCGGCCCTCTATAGGCGCCAGGGCGGTCTCCGGTCTACAACCTTCTCTCCGCGGGAGAACGCCGACGGCCGAAGAAAATAGAGGGGCAACCCCCAAAACACTTGCCGACCGTCCATCACTGTGAGCATCTATCTGCGTCCAAACCCGCCAGGGCCGTCCGGTCCCGGCGTCAGGAGGGCTATCAACCGAGGACCCTTATGACTCGATCATTCAAGAGACTCGCCTTTCTGACCTCGACGGCGCTGTGCGTCGCCGGGCTCAGCAGCGCGGCACGCGCTCAAGCCTTGACGGGTGTACCGAACCTCAACACCAGCAATTTCACGCTGGTCGAGGATGTCGATTTCACCAAGATGGGCAGCCTGACCGATCTCCAAAACTCACCGATGAGCGACATCTGGGGTAACACCTCAGATTTCTGGTTCTCCGGATCGAGCGGCCTGGCGATCTACAACACGTCGTACACGACGACCGGCTCGAACGGCACCGCGTTCATGGAGCCTCCGTCAGGCAAGGCGTACGGCCACGGCTACGGCCTGTATCAGTTCACCGGCTCCGCTTCGGTCAGTGGTCAGGGCGCTGGCATCTGCTTCGAGCTATGGCCTGCCGACAACGTCTGGCTGCCCTCGCAGTATCCCGACAAGGTGTCGGAACTCGATGTGCTCGAGACGTTCGGCGGTGCGACGGCGACCGGGCAGATCAACAGCACGTTCCACTATTGGGACGCGAACGCCAGTGGCAACAACGGCCAGACCTATCACAATATGTCTGGTATCGACGTGCTCACCACGCACACCTACAGCATCGACTGGGAAGCCGGCTCGATCACGTACTATGTCGACGGCGTGCCCTACTACCAGGACACCAGTTCGCTCGTTCCGGCCGATGCCGCCCACGGTGGCGTCAACAAGGCGATGGGCGTCGGGCTGCTCGAAAACGCGGGCCCGGCCGGTCTGTATGTGACGGATGTCCGTTACAGCAGCCCGAACGCGGGCGGCACCACGCCTCCCGCGAACGAGATCACCCTGATCGCGCCGTCGGGTAACGAGACCGCAGGCACCGCCTTCAGCCTCTCCTTCACCGACAACTACAGCGTGACCGGCGCGACCGTCTATGACGGCTCGACCGCGCTGACCGGCACCACGCTGAGCGGCGAGACCGTTTCCGGTATCGACCTGACCGCGACCGGCAGCCACTCGCTGACCGTTCATGGGCAGGACGGCACCGTCTCCAACGCGATCACCGTGAACGTCGTGGCCGCCTCGACCCCGAGCGACACCATCACCCTCGGCACGCTGCCGAGCCTGACCTCGGGCACGAACGCGACGCTGCCCTTCACGACCGACTACGCGCTCAGCGGCTCGACGATCAGCGTCTCGATCGCCGGCGTCGCCTACAGCCTGCCCGTCACCCTGGTCTCGACCGACAGCTACACGGTCGCGGTCCCGGGCACCGACCTGCCGGCTGGCAGCGACGCGATCTTCCTGCAGGATGGCAGCAACGCCACCTCGCCGACCGTGACTGCGACCGTCGCCTCGGCGCCGACGCAGCCGAACGTGACCGGCTCCATGTCGGCCCCGGGCTACTTCGTCGGCGGCTACCTCGTCAGCGGCCCGCAGGACATGCCCGTGACGCTCGGGTCTGCGGTCACTTCCGCCGATGTGGACTTCGAGACCGGCAGCGGTACGCCGACTCTCGGCGGCCCGAACGACGTGTCGGTAGTCGGGATCGGGACCAGCACCCCGTACGCTCCGTCGGTGCCCGTGTCTGGTTCCGGTGGCGCAGGCGGCTCGGTCTACCTGTCGCTCAACAAGGGCCCCTTCGTTCAGCAGTTCTCGGTTGGCGTCTATGGCCAGACCGCGGGCCTCACGCTGAACCAGCCGACCACCCCGCTGGTTGCGGGTGCCACCCAGTCCATCACGGCGACGGCGAACTACACCCCGGGCAACCCGGCCGCAATGGTCGTGAGCATCAACGGCGTCGAGAGCACCTCCAACGCGACCCTGAGCGGCAGCACCGTGACGGTCCCGCTGAACCTGGCCGCTGGCACGTACAGCATCGGTCTGTTCGACGGCGGCAAGACCCTTGCCTCGCCGATCTCCGTCACCGTTGCAGCCGCGACCGCACCGCCCGCCGACACGCTCAGCCTCACCGGCCCGAGCAGCCTTGTCAGCGGCAGCGGTGCGACCCTGGTGCTGACCTCCGACTATGCGATCACGGCTTCGGACGTGACCGTGAAGGTCGGCAGCCAGAGCTACAGCCTGGCCCCGACCGCGGTTTCCGGTCAGACCGACACGTACGATGTCGCGCTGCCGGCGGCCGATCTGCCGGTCGGAACGGATGCCGTCACCGTGAGCGATGGCAGCAACGCCACGTCGAACTCGGTGAGCATTGTGGTATCGGCGCCGCCGCCTGCGGATAGCATCACGCTCGGCACGCTGCCCAGCCTGACCGCCGGCACCAACGCCGTGCTGCCCTTCACCAGCGACTATGCGATCACGGCCTCGGACGTGAGCGTGTCGATCGCCGGAACCGCCTACAGCCTGCCGGTCACCGCGGTTTCGGGCGCGACCGACAGCTACACCGTTGCGGTGCCGGGTGCCGACATCCCGGCCGGCAGCGACGCGATCTTCGTGCAGGACGGCACCAACGCCACCTCGAACACGGTGACGGTGACTGCAGCTTCGGCCGCTCCGACCTACACGCTGTCGCAGATGGAAACGGACATCCAGTCCGAGACCTCCATCATCAATACGGCGAACGCGGCGATCAATGCCGACATCGCCAAGTTCCAGGCCGCCAACCCCGGTCAGTAACCCGACCCTCTACCGAGCTCTCTAGGCTTGGAAGCCCCTCTCGTCGCAAACGAGAGGGGCTTTTCTTTTAGGGACTCGTTTCATGGCCGTTACCTGCTCCGTCGCCAACATTCTCGAGCCGGAAGCGGCGGCCGACGTTACCGCCATCGGCAGCGCCGCGACGCTGACGATCTACAGCGGTACGCGGCCCGCTAGTCCTGACGCCGCCGTTTCCGGTGCGACGGCGCTGGCGACATTCACATGGAGCGGCGCTGCGGCCACATCAGCCAACGGCGTCGTGACGATGAACTCCGTCGCGAGCGTCGCCGCCGCGGCCTCCGGAACAGCGGCCTGGGCTCGGTTGGCAAGCAGTTCGCAGACCCCGGCGACTGCCGGCCTGTTCGACTTCTCCGTGACCGCGACGGGCGGCGGCGGCGACATCACCCTTCCGACCACGACGATCACCGCCGACGTCACGGTGAGCCTGACGAGCCTGACCATTACCGAGCAGTAATTAGCTCCCTCGAGGGCTGAATGAGCGGGTCCGTCACCGGGTCGGTCACCGAACCCGGCTACTTCGTCAACGGGTACCTCATCAGCGGCCTGCAGGACATGCAGGTCACGCTCGGGTCGGGCGTGACATCGGCTGCCGTCATCTTCACGACGACCAGCACGACTCCATCGTTGGGGGACGCAGGCCAAGTCAGCGTCGTCGGCATCGGGACCAGCACGCCGTACGCCCCGTCAGTGAATGTCGTCGGCTCCGGTGGCGCGGGCGGCTACTGCTGGCTGTCCCTGAACGATGGCCCGTACACCCAGCAATTCTCGGTTGGCGTCTATGGCCAGACCGCGGGCCTCACGCTGAACCAGCCGACCACCCCGCTTGTCGCGAACCAAGCCGGCACGCTCACCGCGACGACGAACTACACCCCGGGCGACCCGGCCGCGATGGTTCTGAGCATCGACGGCGTCGAGAGCACGTCTAACGCCACGCTGAGCGGCAACACGGTCACCGTGCCGATTCCTGCGCTCGCAGCCGGCACCTACAGCATCGGTCTGTTCGACGGCGGCAAGACCCTCGCCTCGCCGATCTCAGTCACGGTCGGGAGCGCATCGAGCAGCGTCGCCGTCACCGGGGCCGCAGTTCGCGCAGGCCACAAGGCCACGTCCAGCGCGACACTGAAGCAAGCCGCTCAGGGCGCCGCGGCGCGCACGCCGCTGAAGGCTTCGGGTGCGGCAGGCCTCGCGGTTCATGCGTCGGGCGCAGCTACT